TGAGCTATCGGAGAGCCCTCATAGCTTCATGAAGGAATGTCGTAAGAAGGTGAAGAAAGACGAGACACTATCATGGACGTCACCGAGTGGCTTCCCTGTCAGTAATACCTACCTTGGCTCCCGTGTGACTCGCATACGGACTACGATCAATGGGGAACGGATCAGCTTCCACCTCGCGCAGCCTGACGGCACCCTCTCATACCGGAGAGCCTGCAATGCGGTCGCTGCTAACACTGTCCATTCCCTTGATGCTGCCCTCCTGCACCACGTCCTCCACGATTTTGACAAACCCGTTCAAGCACTCCATGACTGCTATGGGGTACCACCTGCAGATGTTGAGTATTTGCAGGGAAAAATAAAAAGTTCATTGGGGTTGATATTTGGGGTTGACACGGCGGCTGACCTTCATTACGTTGTTTCTTGACGTGCGGATTACCGCTTAGCGTCACCTAAAACCGAGAGACAGAAACGAGAAATGACAAAAAACAAAAAGGCGCAACATGTCGCCATGACCACACCAGAAGCCACAGCCGTTTACACTCACTTGAGTGAGCCGGACATTAAGTTCGAGAAACCCGGCTGGTACAAGATCACCTTCTCGCTCCCTGATAAGGACGCGAAGGCATTCGAGAAGACTCTCAATGGAGAGCTTCAAGCACACCTCAAGGCCCTCAAAGTTAATGGGGATACACCCACTAAGGTGAACCCAGTCGAGGGTAAGAGGATTACAGCACCGGACGGCAAGGAGCAGATTCTGTTCACTGCCAAGCTACGGCCGTACTTCACGTCCAACAAGGATGACTCCAAGATTTATCAGAGGCCTCAAGTCTTTGATGGCATGGCGAAGCCGATGGGGGAACTCATTGGTTCTGGGAGTAAGGTGAAAGTGGCTATGCACTTGATTCGATACAACACAGCGATGGCCACTGGGGTCACCTTACGACTCAAGGCTGTGCAGTGCCTCAATTTGGTTCGTGTTGGAGGGAACGAAGCAGAAGATCACGGATTTGGTGTGATCGAAGGGGGCTTCGAGTCTACTACCAAAGACGAACCAATATCCACTACTGTGACCATCAGTAGTACTCCCAACGAAATCGATCCCAGTTCAGCGTCTGACTTCTGAAGGTAGTTCCATGAGGTCAGCCGATGGGTTCTATAGCACACGCGTATAGGAGTAAGCTCGAATGGGGGATGGGGCACCTGCTGGAGACAGAAGGTGTTCCATTCTCCTACGAGCCTACCCGCTTGGATTATCTGAAGAAGCACACGTACCTACCAGATTTCTGGCTGGACGAGCAAGGCTACTTCATTGAGACCAAGGGTCGCTTCTTCGCTCAGGATCGCGCTAAGCACCTGCTTGTGAAGGCGCAGAATCCTAACACGGAAGTCCGGTTCGTCTTCCAGCAGCCCAACAATAGGCTGAGCAAGAAGAGTCGGACAACCTACGCTGAATGGTGCGAGAAGCACGGCTTCCTGTGGAGCGGTAAGAAGGTGCCCCGGTCATGGTTCTCATAAGACCGCACAAGGCAACCCACGCCGCCCTAGAGACCGCCGAAGGTAAGAAGGCACTCGTCGCTATAGACGACCTTGATACCCTCGAAGGCACAGCAGGATCGCTCACATGGATGAGGGTGACCAAACAGGGACAAGAAGTTATAAAAACAATAATGTTTGATGGACAAATAGAAAGTTTAGAAAGTGACTACCGAAAACACAAATCCAAATCAAAAAGACGAAAGCCAACTAGTTAGACATGGCCCCTGCTCTAGCTGCAACAGTAGTGACGCTGTGGGGGTCTACGACGATGGACATGGGTATTGCTTCAGTTGTGATACCTTCCATAGCGACTACGATAAGGTCGCCGAGACGCCCCAGAAGGCGACCGAGGAGTATACCAATCACTCCTCCCTTGCCAACGTAACATACAGCACCCTTCACAAGCGTAAGGTCAGTGAAGAGACCTGCCGATTCTGGCAGTATGAAGTGGGGGAATACAATGGACGCCCTGTCCAGATTGCCAACTACTTCACCACTGAAGGTGAGCGCATCTCGAAGATCAGGTTTCCCGACAAGGACTTCCTCGTTCTTGGCAAAGGGAAGCTACCTCTATATGGCTCGCAGCTCTGGCAGAATAGCTATGGGCGGAGTGCCAAAATGGTGGTGGTGACTGAAGGTGAGATTGACGCCATGTCGGTGAGCCAACTCATGGAGAATCGCTGGCCTGTCGTCAGCGTTCCCAACGGGGCAGCCGGAGCCGTCAAGGCCTTCAAGGAGAACCTCGAATGGCTACAGCGCTACGAGTCAGTCATCATCATGTTTGACAACGACAAGGTAGGCCAAGAGGCAGCGGACAAATGCTCCCAAGTACTAGCTGTCGGCAAGGCGAAGATCGCTAATCTCCCTCTCAAGGATGCCAATGACATGCTGGTTGCTGGACGTGGAAAGGAGTTAATCAATGCGGTCTGGAACGCCAAGTCATGGCGACCTGACGGGATCGTCTCCGGTTCTGATCTGTGGGACATCATCAACAAGGATGACTCCTGCATGTCCCACATGTACCCGTGGAACGGCCTCAACACGATGACTCATGGTCTACGTGAAGGAGAGATCGTAACGCTCTGTGCAGGCTCAGGAATTGGCAAGAGTGCCATCTGTAAGGAGTTCGCATATCATCTACTATCATCCAAGCAGACTATCGGCTACATCGCACTGGAGGAGTCTACCAAGCGCACCGCCTTGGGCCTGATGGGACTGCACATGAACAAGCCCATCTTCCTCAACCCGCAAGACCATGATGAGGCGGAAAAGAAGGCAGCGTTCGACGCAACGGTCGGATCTGGCAACTACTACGCCTATGACCATTGGGGCTCCCTCGGTGAAGAGAACCTGCTCTCGAAGATTCGCTATCTGGTGACCAGCGTGGGTTGCAAGATCATCTTTCTTGATCACATATCCATCGTGGTTAGTGGCATGGAGGGAGGCGACGAGAGGCGCATGATCGACAACACCATGACCAAGCTTCGCTCACTCGTGGAGGAACTCTCCTTCGGGCTGGTATTAGTATCACACCTGAAGCGACCAGACGGTAAGGGACATGAAGAGGGGGCTCGTACCACTCTCGCGCAGCTTCGGGGATCAGCCTCGATTGCTCAACTGTCCGACATCGTAATTGGGTTGGAGAGGGATCAGCAGAACCCTGAAACGTCACACCTCACTACCGTTCGGATTCTCAAGAATCGGTGGTCTGGTCAGACGGGGAATGCCACATGGCTGGAGTACAGTGAAGAGACTGGCCGCTTGAACGAAACGGAGCCACCGGAAGATGCTGATGACACTAACGACTTCTGACCGGGAACCACGGAGGACAATCTTCGACATTGAGACGAACGGTCTCCTGCCGGAGGTTACCTTCCTCTGGTGCATCGTATGTCGCGACGTTGAGACCGAAGAAGTCCATCGTTTTGGGCCGGAAAATTTAGGGGCCGGTGTAGATTATCTTTTAGCCTCAAATGAGCTGATTGGGCATAACATCATAAACTACGACTTACCCTGTCTCGTTCAACTGGGGTGGCTCACGTGGGCGAGGCTGGCGGAGAGTAGTGTTGAAAAGTTTACCGACACTCTGGTGTTGTCCCGTCTGATGCACACCACGTTAGGTGACAAGGATCGTATCAAGATGGCCAATCCCGGTGGTCACCTCTACATGCCTCCGAAGCTGCAAGGATCTCATTCACTGAAGGCGTGGGGGTACCGGCTAGGGGAGTTGAAGGGCGATCACATTGAACAACACGGCTTCGCGGAGTACTCGGAAGAGATGATGACATATTGTACTCAGGATACACGAGTCACCGCACTGTTGTTAGCTAGTCTACTGGCCCTTGAATGGAATGAGAAGTGCATCACCCTTGAGCATGACTTTGCGTGGTGTCTCCAGCGGATGGAGGCGAACGGTTTCTCCTTCGACCTCGATGCAGCGAGATCATTGTATGTGACGCTATCCACCCGGAAGTTGGACTTACTTGAGCAACTGAAGGTGATGTTTGCTGATGATAAGATTCCTATGAAGACTCATCTGGCCCGCGCCGGGGGTAGACTCTTTCCGTCCAAGAAAGCAGCTAAGGAGGCTGGGTTCAGCCCCAAGATGATTGATCAAGGCCCCTGCAAGCAGAAGATCGTCCCATTCAATCCCGGCAGTAGGGATCACATCGCTGACAGGTTGCAACGCCTCGGATGGAAGCCAACTGAGTTCACCAAGGAAGGTAAGCCGAAGGTTGACGAGACTGTTCTCTCCACCATTAAATTAACAACAAAGCAGGAATCTGTCGAGTTATTAAACGAATACCTGCTACTGGTCAAGCGCATGGGGATGCTCGCGGAAGGGCAACAGGCTTGGCTCAAGTTGGAAGTGAACGGACGTATGCATGGACGTGTTAACACCAACGGGGCAGTGACCGGACGGTGTACACATTCCAACCCTAACATGGCCCAAGTCCCACGTGTAGGTAGCCCCTACGGATTGGAGTGCCGGAGCTTGTTCAAGGCGAGTAAAGGGATGGTACTGGTAGGCTGTGATGCGGCTGGCCTAGAGCTACGCTGCCTCGCTCATTACCTAGCGCCATACGATGGTGGTACCTACGCTGAGAACATCCTGAAGGCAGATATACATACCGTGAATCAGGAAGCAGCAGGGCTCCCGACAAGGGATGCAGCCAAGACGTTCATCTATGCATTCCTCTACGGTGCGGGGGACACCAAGATCGGTGAAATTATAAGCCAAGGACGAGCAGCAGGTAAGAAGATCAAGCAGAAGTTCCTCCGTAGTCTTCCAGCGTTAGCTAAACTAAAGACTTGTGTCACCTCTGCCTGTAGTGGTAGGGCTTTTCTCAGAGGGCTCGATGGTAGGCACTTAGCCATACGCAGTGAACATGCTGCGCTGAACACGCTGTTACAAGCAGCGGGAGCAGTGGTGATGAAACAGGCTACCGTCCTCCTCTACGAACAACTAACACATGATGGGTTGATACATGGTCAGGACTGGAGCTTCGTAGCTCACGTACATGATGAGTTCCAACTGGAAGTCCTTCCTGAGCATGTTGAGAAAGTAAAACAATATGCAGTTGAATCTATTCGGAACGCAGGAGATGTGCTCAACTTTAGGTGCCCGCTTGACGGGGAAGCAAAGGCAGGAGCAAATTGGGCTGAAACCCATTAACACTAGGGCGAGGAACGAAACACGTGGAGTCGCCTGCGAGATGATGCTGAAAGCACTACTACTAAACCGAGGCTTTATAATATCTGACCCAGTCTTGTCATGTAGTTATGACTTCATCACGGAGTATGAGGGGATACTTAACACAGTGCAGGTGCGGTCAGCCACTCACAAGAATGGGATGGGTTACTACAGGATTCGAGCGGGAGCTAAGGTCGGCGGCTACTCGGT